TTTGCGTTCAACTGTAGAAAAGAGCAATCGGCGGCAAGAGACGGAAGCAATATTGATGTTTTGTGGAGTCGTGCGGCCGAACATGCTCGCAAAATTTCTATCATTGTCGCTTGTGGTTGCGAATATCAATCCCCGATTGTCACCGGCGACATTGCAGCGTGGTCATGTAATTTGGTGGAATGGTGCATTCGATCTTTTGTTGACTCAGTAAAAGATAGTGTTTCATCGACTGAGTTTGGCAAGGCAATGCTAAAGATTCTCCGAGTCATCAAATCGAACGCTAAGGGGATTCGCATGAAAGCCCTATCCAAAGCATTGGCCGGCGAAGGAATGACCGCTAAGACTCGGCGGGAGGCTTTGGACGAGCTTCTAACGCAAGGGCGCATACTGGCGGAAGTAACTGGTGGAACTGGACGGCCAGCGACCACGTATTTCCCGGTTTTGACGACTTTGCGTTAGTCGCGACTTAGTGAATTTCACGAAGTCGCGAATGCAACTTATTTTGACATCAATGCTTACGATGAAAAAACTTAATAAATTCAGAAACGCCACCATAGAACACGCAAACGGCCACAGGAAACAGGGAGGAGAAGAGATGTAATATAATATATAATATATTATTATTATATATTATATATACTACCTTGTCTCTCCTGGACTTACGTTCAACCATTAGTGTCTTTTCCTAACTCACAACTAAGTAACAAAGGGTATCACAATGAACATTCTGTCAATCGACCCGGCAACTAAATGCGGATTTGCTCACTCAACGGGAATTTCCGGAACATGGGACCTATCCATACGTCGCGACGAATCGGCTGGAATGAGGCTAATACGGCTTCGCGGCAAGCTGCAAGAGATTCTTGCCGCCCTGGGCGTCGAACTGTTGGTATTTGAGGCCGCACGCAACTGCGCCTCATCCATGCAAGGCGCTTTGGTCGTTCAATCGGAGATTCAGAGCGTAATCAAAGTATGGTGCGAGGATAACAAGGTTGAATATCGCGGCTACAGCCCTACGGAAATCAAGAAACACGCCACAGGAAAAGGTAACGCAAAAAAAGCCGACATGGTTGAATCAGCGCTTCGCAAATGGCCGGATATGGACCGAAACGCAGACGACAACGAGTGCGATGCGAAATGGTTGCTAGATTTTGCAGTTTCTTCTATGAAAATTCAAACTTAGTTACAGTTTTGGGAAATTGATGGCGATACAAGAGTGGTACGACTTCACATTCCATCCAAGGGGCAATCGCTATGAAATTTCCGAAACGCATCCTGTCAATCGCTCTTGTCGCTGTCGCATGTGTCTTCGCAATGGCTGCGACCGCGTCACCTTCCGGCGGATGTGCCGCGATGAGTACCGTTGCCGCCGACAGTGCCGCAATCACGCCGACGCCTACCACCATGCCGGCGAATGCGTCCGCACCTGTTGCCGCCGCCGTCACTGTCGCCAATGTCTCCACAAGCCCCATCGCTCAATTCGCCGTTGCCGCGATACCCTGGGGAAGTGCCGTATTGGCCGGCCTCGGACTTGCCGCGAGCGTCTATCTGAAAATTCAGGCATCCGCCAGCGGCCAAAAAGCTGCAACCGCTGAGACTGCAATCGCCACCGCCGCACCGGATATCGTGAAACTCGCAAATCAGGTCAGCGGAAATAACGCGACTGTCGGAGCCATTGCCGGGGCTGCAACTTCACTCGCGCCGTCAATCGTCGCATTACTGAATCATCCGGCCGCAGTCGCCGCAACCAGTGCGACCGCGACGCCGGCGAACACTACCGTGACTCCCGCAACGGAACATGTCATCCTGGATTCGCCGCCGACTCCTACGCCGGCATTCGTTTCCGGCAAAGCGTAATCATTTCTGAGGGTTGGGTGGGTGCGAGAGCAGCCGGGAAGTTTCCGATACTTCCCGGCTGCTTTTAAGGGGGATCAATGGTAATGAAGTCGGCGCGTAATGAGAAAAAGATTTTTGGCGTTATTGGCGTCGATAATATCATTACCCTTGCCTTGACGGTTTGCAGTGTAATGCTCACCGTAAATTCCGCATATCAGCAACTCAAGATCACTCAAGATCAGCAGACAAAGCAAATCGATTCGCTGATTGCCACTGTCGCCGCCGATCATGACAAGATTGTTTCCATCGACGAAAAGCTTAACGACATGAAGGCAGAACATGCCCATCAAAGCGAAGTCTCACAAGCAACGCGTGCCATTGTCAGAGGCGAGGCCGAACACTGACAAACGCCACTATGGCCGGCGGCATCAAAGGCAGCGGGAAATAGAACTGCAACAACATCCCGAGTGTGCGTTCTGCGACCGACCCGCTTCCATCATAGATCATAAGATTCCGATTCAAGACGGCGGGGAACCATACGAACCATCTAACCGGCGTCCAGTGTGCAGGCGATGCCATGATCTGCTATCGGCGAACTTGAAAGTAAAGGGAATCAATGAGCTTACCATGGAACAACTCGCCGAGATTCGCCGAAGCGTTCAATAAATTGTTTTGGGTTCTCATCCTTGCGTCACAATTTTGTTTGACTGTCGCACCGTGACAATGTGGCGTGAAATGTCGTGGGTATGGGGTCAAAAAGTCTGATTAGGGACTCCGCACCTGACCGGTCCACCGCCACACGCACGCGCCCGCGATTTTGGCTTTAGGGTTTACTTTTTATGATTCACGACCTGTTTAAAATCTCTCCGCGTTTAAACGTTCGTTCGATTGCTCGCGAAGTTGTCGCGTTCGTTGCGTACTATGCTCTTGCGGTCGCAATGTTCGCAGTGCTGGCGAGTTCTTCGCTTTGTCATGCGCAGCCCGCGCATCCGCCGATTGCGCTTGACTCAATTATTGCAGCGGCCAAGGGGCCAATCGTCTTGCAGGCGAACAGCCTTTATGTTTTGTCGGCAACCGCGAATCTTAAATATTCGCTGGACGGCAACGGAAGTACGATCGATCTGCCGACCAACCAGACCGATTTTAAGGCGATTGCTCCCGATGTGACGATTGCCCGATTTGTCGCACCGAAAGCCGGGCTATTCTTTGAATCTGCGGCGAATCACTGTGGCGTGGAGAATTGTAAAATTGGCGTCGGCTCGCCATCGGGAAGCGTTGGGCAGGCGTTCAAGACTTTGCCGGGCGGGACAAATTCATTCTTCACCGGCAATTCCGTTGGCGTCACTACGACCGTCTCGATTTACTTTGACGAATCGGGCGTATGGTGTACCGACAACACCTTGGCCGGCTCAATCAATGAGTACGCGTTCCGCTTTGACGTTCCCGCCAGCGGCATCACGCAATCGGGCGCGACATTCAGCGGGAACACTGTATCGAACAATAACGGTTGCAAGGATGCCGGCGGCGTTCGCCAGTTTTTCAATGTGACGATGGAGGGGAATACCTTCACCGGCGATGTTCGATGGGGGCAAGTGCCTGGGGCTGGAACTCCCGCGACGAAATCAGTCGGACAGTTCGCCAGTGGCACCGTCACCGGGAATCATTTCACCAGCAACGGCATGGCGATAAGTTTGGTTGAAGTCTATCAGGGCGTGAGTCTGCGTTTAAACAACAACACTTTCACCAACCCGCTTGCGCCGCCTGTCTCTGCCGATACGCTTTCGCAAATCACTGGCGGGACGAATACCGAACAGGCGTACGCCGGGGCGAAGGCGTGGGAGTTTTTCGCTACGTCTTCCAAGGGGAAGTATGCTGCGACGGGCGGGGATAAAATGGTGACAGTTCCGGCGGCTAAGTAATGTCAAATCTCAATCAACAACTTCTGGCGGCGGCTTTGCCCGACCCCGCGATTTCGACGCTATCTGACGCGGCAGCCGCGACGGCGCTATCCGTCCCCATTTATACCGACGTTGCACCGTCTGCGGTGGCGCAGGTAATCGACACGCGGCAGCTTCGCGTGCCGTTGGTTGCCGCGCAGTCGAATGCGAACGCTCAGTTTTCCGGCTTGGCTATCGCGGCCCTGGGCGTCATAAACGCGGCGTATCCGCTGATTAAGATGAGCGACCCGGAAATATCGTCGCTTGTGCTGGCGAACATTCAGGGGCTTGTGACAGCGGGAATCCTTTCGACCGCCGATCAAGCCGCGATCATCGCTTTGACGCAAAGTTACCGATGCGGCGATGTAGTCGCAGCTTCCGACGTGACGGCGGCGCGGGCGGCGTTATCTCTGGTCAACGCGAAAACATCGTTACTCGCTTGGCTGGCGACTCAATATCAAGAGGCGATTGCGACGTGTGACGCCGGGCAAGTTTCCGGCACGCTCCCGACGAAATCTCAGTTGCAGGCGTTGTTTGTCTAATGACCATCTACTCTGCAACCATCCTCGCCGATTCCCCGGCGGCATATTACCGTTTGGGCGACCTGTCTGGCACATCTGCCGCCGACAGCAGCGGGAACTCGAACACCGGAACATACAATGGCGGATTCTCACTCGGGCTGGTCGGGGCCATAGCCGGGGAGAACAATGCCGCCGTCGGGTTCGATGGGCTTACGTACGTCGATAACTCTGTCGCCGTCTCAGGCTCATTCTCGCTTGAGGCGTGGATTTACCCGACTTCGGTCGGCGCGGTTGAGGCACCGATCATCGGAAGTGGATTTGTTCTGGACAATACCGGCGCTCTTTGCATCGGCACCGGCGGCGCATCGACCGGTTATTTCCCAACATTTTCGACATGGACGCATGTGGCGCTCGTCTCGGACGGTGTCAATTTATTCGGCTACGCCAACGGCGTTTTGAGGCGGCAATTTACAGCCACCTTCGCATACACCGCGGGCCAAGCAAGGATAGGCGGACGGCCCGATATCGGCCCGAACTCGGATTGGAGTTTCCACGGCTCGATTGACGAAGTGGCGATTTATCCTGCCGTGCTTTCCGCAGCCCGCATCCTTGCCCACTACAACGCCGGCATAGCGCAAGGATTCCTCGGCTGCGGTGTCGGCAAGTCGCCATTCATTCGCGGGGGCAGATAATGAGTTACATTCCCGGCGACAGTCTGATTCAGACCTTTGACGTGGTAAGCATCACCGGCGCGCTCGCGAATGCCGACAGCACGACGGGCATTTGCACGCACAACGGAACGGATGACGGAACCGTGACTGTCACCGTTACCAATACAGGGACCGGGCGATACAAAGCCGTCTTCACCATTCCGGTCGGTTATGTCGCTGGCGATTCGGTCGGACTATCCATCGCCGCGACAGTCGGCGGGGTTGCGACAGGCGTTACCTTCGGGCCGTGGGTGCTGGACTCAAAGCGCTGGGCGAATGTCATCAACGGCAACGGCAACGTACCCGCTTCGGTCAACCAGTGGCAGCTATCGACGCAAGATAATCTTCCCGCCGTAAGTGTGGCGGCGTGGGACGGACAGGCGGTCACTGTCGATGGGAATAACCAACCCATCGTCGGCACTGTGGCGAGCGGCGTGAATACTACGAAATGGGCGGGCGGAACGATTCCCGCGCCAAACGTAACGGGCGTGCCGTTGGTCGATTGGAAGTACATCCTCGGATCGGCAATCACTGGCACGGCGGCAACAATCGCGGCGGCGTGGTCAAAAGCCTGGAATGTGGTTTCTTCGGCGTGGACGAGCGCGGACGTGAATCAAACCGGCGATGCGTATGGCCGATTGGTTTCGGGAATCACCGGCCCGTCACCTGTCACCATTACCTTTGTCGATTCAAACAACAATCCCGTCGCCAACGTCCCGTACACCGTGGCCGGCCAAGGGAGCGGACAGGCGAATAGCAGCGGCGTGGCGACGTTCGGACTGCCGAATGGTATGTACACCTTGACGGCTCAGGCAACGGCCGGAGTTGTCTTCCCCGTGACGGCAGTAACCGTAAGCGGGACAACTGCACAAACGATAACCGGCCCGGCGGCGTCATCGCCGATCATCCCGGCGGCCGGGCAGACGGTTGTATCGGGCAAGACGATCAATCAGCAAGGCGTGGCCGTTCCAAATGCTGTCGTCACGTTTCGCGTGAAGTATCAGTTGACGGATGTATCTGTGACGAGTGACGGCAGCGGATCATTCAGTATCGCGTTGCTACAGTCGGCAAATTATTCCTGGGCGACGCCTACCGGCTCAAGCAATTATTTCTCGACAACGACGGCAACGACGTTGAACCTTGGAAACCTTATCGGGGAATGGGTATGAAAGATTATATTTTAGCCTTCGCTTTCATTCTCGGCATTCTTGGATTTTGCTGTTTCATCGGAATTATGGCGGAACGCGATTCCGTGCCCGCGCCAGTTCATAGCGATTACGTCGCCGGCCCCGGCGTCATCATGGAAGTGCTGGACCCTTCCCTTGAGCCGTACGCCGTTGCATGGCAACGCGAAGTCGCGAGGCGGTTTCCGTCCGCTGTTGCGATACTCGCACATGGCGGCGACCTGGAACAAGGCCGATGGATCATTCAGGCAGACGGCAAGCATTTGCAAACTGCCGATGATATCGCCGCGAAGTATCGCGCGTTGTATCCGGGTCGGGTGATTGTGCTGCTAAGCTGCAATCCCGGCCATATCAAACTGCACGTTCCTGGCGTCTACCATTTCCATGCGTCTGTATGGTGCGTGCCGGATCGTGCGACAGGCAAAAACGATATCGCCGAATTCATGGACCTTGACGGCGGCCATCCGCACGATGATGCGCCTCGCTGGGAGTCATGCCCGGAAGATGAGGGCAATATCTTTGAAGCGACGGTGGATTGAAAGCAAATCAGAGGGGAGCGTTTAAACAGTGAAGGGGAGAAAACCGAAACCGACCGCACTTAAGATTGCTCAGGGCAACCCCGGCCATCGGCCATTGAACGCCAGCGAGCCGAAGCCGCAGACTGGCGCGCCGAAGTGCCCGAAGCATCTATCGAAAGAGGCGAAGGCGGTTTGGCGTCGCGTTGTTCCAGAGCTTGACCGCCTGGGCCTCATGACTGGAATAGACCTTGACGCCATGGTGCGATACTGCCAAGCATGCGCCCTGTACGACAAAGCCGTTAGCATGATTGCGGTCAAAGGCGAGACGCAGGTTACGCCGCAAGGAATCGAAATTCCTTCCGTGTGGATCAATATCGCCAACAAGGCGAGTGAAAATATCCGCAAGCTTGCTGCGGTGTTTGGATTGACTCCGGCGGATCGCGTGCGACTGTCGGCCAAGCCGCCTGCGTCGCCGGCCGATGAGTTGAATGAATTTCTCGACAACGGGAAAACCTGAGTATGTCGGGAGAAATCCGCGAGATAAAGGAAACGCTCGTCGTTTCCATCGTCCGACTTGACCCCGGATCGGCTATCGAGCGGGTCGATATTATCGAGCGGGACGGCGTTCGATACCTACGATTCATCGCAAAAGGGGACGGGGAAGGTGAATCAAGTAGACCCGCGATGGATTCGCACCAAATCAGATGAGCAGGCGGTTAAAGACGGCTGTTATTTCGATTTGGCGGCAGCGGAAAGGGTCCGCGAGTTCTTTGGAAAGTTCATCCGGCACACAACGGGGAAATTTTCCGGCAAGCCGTTCATTCTTCTAGCTTGGCAGTGGGAATACATCATCGCCCCGCTGTTCGGCTGGAAACGCGCCGATGGCATGCGGCGATTCAGCGTCGGCTTTATTGAAGTCGCCAAAAAGAACGGCAAATCAACGCTATTGGCCGGCATTGGCATCTATTTGGCTCTGGCGGATCGCGAAGAGTCGGCGGAAGTGTTCATTGCGGCGGCGGATCGGGATCAAGCCAGCATCATCTATCGAGAAGCCGCGAAGATGGTGCGAAAGAGTAGAGCGTTAGAGTCGGCATTGACGCCGAAAGATTCGGTAAAAACCATCTTCGGCCCGCGGGGCGCGTTCATCAAAGCGTTGTCTGCGGAAGTGAATACCAAAGAGGGGTTGAACGCTCACGGCATTTTGTTCGATGAGCTGCACGCGCAGAAGGGCCGCGAGCTTTGGGACTGCCTGCGCTACGCTGGCGCGGCACGCGAGCAACCGTTGTTGCTGTCAATCACGACGGCCGGCGGCGACCTGGAAACGATTTGCGGGGAACAGTACCAGTACGCAAAGCAGATATTGAGTGGCGAGCGTATCGCCACAGATTTCTTTGTGTACATCGCAGAGGCGAGCAACAAAGACGATTGGGCGAAAGAAGAAACGTGGCACAAGGCCAATCCGTCGCTCGGCGTGACGATTCCCTTGGAGGCATTTCGCAAGGCGTATGAAGAGGCGAGGGATTCGCCGGCCAAAGAGAATTCTTTTCGGCGGTATCGCTTGAATCAATGGGTGCAAGCCGCCGACGCGTGGTTATCGATGGATCATTGGGATAGCTGCGCCGCAGAGCCGTTGCCATACGCCGGCAAAACGTGCGATGTTGGCTTGGATTTGTCCGCGACAGACGACACGACGGCACTGGTACAGACTTTCGGCAATGAGTTGGGCGGCGTGGATATTGTGCCGCATTTCTTTTTGCCGGAATTGAACATTGATGCGTTGGAGCGAAAGCACAAAGTACCCTATCGAGCATGGGCAAAAAAGGGACTGTTAACTTTAACGCCGGGGAACGTGGTCGATTATGCCGTCATTCGCAAGCGTGCCAGGGAGATCCACGGCGAAACGCCGATTCGGCAACTATCGATAGATCGAAAATTTCAAGGCCAGCAACTTGAATTGGATTTGATTGAAGACGGTTTCAACGTCTTCCCGGCCGGCCAAGGGTGGGCTTCGCAGGATTTGCCGGCGAAAGAACTGGAAAAGCTGCTAAAGGCGTCGCGGATTCGTCACAGCGGCCATCCGATACTTAGATGGCATGCGTCGAATGTTGTTGTCGATATTGACAAGGCAAATAATTACAGCATCAACAAGAAACGTAGCCGGTCAAAGATAGACGGCATCGCGGCGTTATTGATGGCGATTTATTGTCATATGCAGGGCGGCGGGAATGGCGAGTTGTACGTTAATAGCAATCCGAATCTGATTGTTTTGTGAGCTTGAAGGGTGGGGAATCAATGGGACTGTTTAAACGGGCGGGGCAAATCCTGGGCGGGCTGTTTGGGGCTAACCCGCAGTCCCCGCCGTCCTATCCGATCATCACTTCATGGTTGCAGGCCGGCGCGGTATCGGCGACGGGCGTTACCGTCACGCCAGAAACCGCCATGGCGGCGGCAGCAGTGTTCGCGTGCGTCGATGTTATTTCGTCGTCTCTGGCAACTGTCCCCATTAAAGTAATCGACAAGCAAACGAAAAAAGAAGTTCCGCACCAAGCCAGCGAATGGCTCAACGATGAACCGAATGCTGACATGACGGCGGCTCAGTTTCGCCAGACGTTCGCGATGAATCTTTGCCTTTGGGGCAACGGCTACGCGTTCATTCAGCCGGACGGCCCGGACGCCGGGCTATATCCCCTTCGCGCGTCAACCTGTTCGCCGCAGCGTTGGGCGAGCGGCCCGCTGTATTACAAAGCAATCACCGGAAACAACAATTACACGTTCGACCCGTCGCAGGTGCTACATGTCCCCGATATCACCTACGAAGGCGTATCCGGGCTTCCGCGAACGCGGTACGCGTCGAATTCCATCGGCCTTGCGTTGGCCCTTGAGTCGTTCGCGTCGCGGTTCTTTGCCAACGGCGGGAATCTTGGCGGGTTTTTGCAGCTTCCGCCGGGCATGAAAAAAGACGCCGTCGATGCGTTCGTGCAATCGTGGCGTCGCGAGTATGTCGGCCTGGACAACAGCTTTAAGACGGGGCTGTTGACCGATGGCATGACGTACACAAAAACGGGGACAGACCCCCGCAATGCGCAAATGATTGATGGCCGGCTCTTTCAAGTCCGCGAAATCTGCCGAATCTATCGCGTCCCGCCGCATATGGTTTGCGACTTGGAACACGCGACATTCTCGAATATTGAGCAACAGGGGATTGATTTCGTCCAAAACTGCATCCGGCCCTGGGCGGTGAAGCACAATCAAGAGTACGCGCGAAAGCTTCTCAGTGAGTCGGAAAAGAAACGGCTTGCCATCGTTCACGACTTGACGGAACTGTATTCTGCCGACACGCAAACGCGGTACGCGGCGTACAATCAGGCGCTACAAGCCGGATGGCAGACGCGCAACGAGATTCGCGCCCGCGAGAACATGCCGCCGATGGAGGGCGGGGATCAACCGTTACAGCCGTTGAATATGGGCAACCCCGGCGGCAATCCAGACGCGACGAAAGAGCCGCCGGAAAATCAGCCGCCAACGAAACCGCCGGCATCTCAGAAGACGCCGGCGGATGAAGAGGACGATAAGGATTAAGCTTTTTTTGTCGGCTTGATTTCCAGTTCCAGCACCTTGAAAATCAGTTCAAGGGTTGATGATCTTATGTCGCGTTCGCCGCGAAGGAATCGATAGACGGAATCTTTGCTTCCGTCCAACCCCCCTACCGCCTCGGCGAGTTTGTAGGCGTTCCAGTTTCGGCGGCCGATTTCCTTTTTGATTGCCTCAAGAATCATTGCGTCGATCATGGCGATATCTCACTTTCGGGCAAGCCGGGCGGCAAGAGATTCTTGCCGCCCGACTGTTTAAACGCTCATCCCGGCAGTAGTCCCTTAATCGTCTCTTTCAGCGGCGATGCGAGCTTTCGCAAGTCTTTCGCTTCGCACTTCCCGCCAGTTCGCTTCGCCAGTTCTTTCATAAACTGTATCGCCATGTCGTCGTCTGGATTGCCGACGAATAGAACTGAGATCGGGCAACCGCATTCCTTCGCGGCGGCGTAAGCTTCATGCATATCATTCGGTTGCCCGTCCGAGATAACGAGAATCGCCGTAGCGCCCTTGGCGGTGCGAATGGCTTGCGCCAGGTCCGTCGTCCCGTACGATTGCGGCAACGACGCCGGGCTTGCGACGACTTCGCATTGTCCATTGAATCCGATCAGCTTCGCGCCGGTCAATACCGGCCACAGGTCTGACAAGGCTTGCCGCAGCATTCCTTCCCGCGTCTGTCGCTTCACGGCAATTTCTCTCATGCTCCCACTGCAATCAGCCAGGATCGCGAGGCCGGGCGCATGCGTTGCAAGATTCGATACAGCCGGGGCAAGTCCGCGAGCGGCTTGATAAGCCGCAAGAGCCTTTGCGGCGGCGGATAGCTCTGTCCCGGCATGTTTGGATAGGTTCGACATTGGAATTCTTTCCTTTCGAGTGAGGGGTTTAGGGTTTAGGCTAATTTCATTTTCGTGCCACAGCAGCACTTCGGCATGCCGACTTGTGCCCACTTCGCGGATACGCGTACGACGTATCCGCAAGCCGGGCAAACGACTTTTAGCAGTCGCGTGGTCTGTGGCTTATTGGTTTTCAGGTCATTGGCGGCGGCGTGGGGATATTTGCCCATCGCCTTTGCGACTTCGCTTCCGGCAATCGTCCAAATCGCTTCCAGGCCGGCGGCAACATCTTTGCCCGCAATCTTCCCCGTCGCGGCAATCAAGGCCGGCAGAACGTCGGCGGCATCGTCCAGCGTGGGCGATACGAAAGCTTGGGGGACGTTGTCGCGGGTTTTCTTGACGACTTCCCATCCTTTGGTATTCCGCCGGCCCGCAAAGCCATAGCCGACGCTCAGGCGAATCGATGGAATATCAATGCCGGCCAACTTCGCATGAGCCTCAACATGGGCATAGGCGGTATGAAGCCAATCCTCCCGGCTGATTTTCGGATTGCCGTAGGCTTTCACCTTCGGGGCCGGTTGCGGCTTGGGCGCGGGTTGCGCCGTCGCCGTCGCGGCTTGATTGCCGGACAGGATCGCGTAGGCGTCCGACGTGCGTTTAAACGCTATGGCCGATCCGCCCTTGTCCGGATGGCTTTTCAAGCATGCCGCCCGATAGGCTTTTTTCAGTTCCGCCATATCGCCCGCCCAATTGGCCGGCAGATTCAGTTCGTTGATTGCTTGGGTGCGAGTCATGTTTGATCCTCGGTTTGAGTAAACCGAATCGAGCCGGTTACGGCCCGATCCAGTGGGTTAGAAGAACAGCGTGTAACAAACCGATGCGATAACCAGCGACCCAATCACAATCGCGGCCACCGTTCCGATCACATCCAGCGTTGCGTTAAACATGTTGCTCCTTTCGTTGAGACACATACTAGCGTATTGCCTAGGTTAGTCAATAGGCTATTCGGAGGCTTTTTCAGAAAATTCCCGGAATTATTTCATATTTCGCTAAATGATGGCGAAAATAGGATTGTGGGGGGAATTGAACTAAGAACGATTACCGCGATTGACCTACGCTCCATTGCTGGCGCGGATGGTAAATCCGCCAAAATTGGTGGGTATGCGGCCGTTTTTAATTCCCCATCCGAAGATTTAGGCGGGTTCCGCGAGATTCTTGCGCCGGGTGCATTCCGCGAAACGCTTTCAGGCGGCGCGGACATCCGGGCGCTATTTTCTCACGACCCCGATAAGCTTCTGGGTCGGACTTCAAACGGCACTTTGCGGCTTCACGAAGATGACAAGGGCCTTGCTTTTGAGTGCGACGTTCCCGATACGTCGTACGCTCGCGATATGATGGCCCTGATTGGCCGTGGCGACATCAAAAAGATGTCGTTTGGCTTCAATGTGCCTTCCGGCGGGGAATCGTGGGACAATTCGGCCGGGGTTCTTACCCGTACCGTCAAAACTGCACAAATCGGCGAAGTTTCAATCGTTTCCAATCCGGCGTATCGCGGAACAGACCTGAGTATTCGGGTTGACCCGGCGGTTATTGCCACAGTCCAGCGTTTAAACAAACCAGAACCGAAATTCAACGAACGCCGCAATATCGCGATGCGTTTTCTCATTCCAAAGGGGACAGTTTAACATGTGGAAGAAGATCAAGGCTGCAAATGAGGAACGCGCCGCTAAGGCCGCCAGCATGGCCACCATTTTGGACAAGGCCGCGACGGAAAAGCGGGACAATACCGCCGAAGAAATCACTCTTTTTGAGCAACTTCGCGTCGAATGCACGGCCCTGGAAAAGCACATCGAGCGGTTGAATCAGGCCGCTGAGGCCGCGAAGCTTCCCGGCGGGGAAAATCGCGCCTTGCCCGGACGCCCGGCCCTGGGTGAAGGCTTGGGCAGTGAGAATGAGGACCCGGAAAAGCCGATCACCGAACGCAACAAGGTTGACGGCTTCGCGACGAAAGACCTTCGGCGGTATTCCCTTCTCCGCGCCATCCGCACGCTGGCCGACAAGCGCCCGTTGGACGGCATCGAAGGTGAAGTAAGCAAGGAACTGGAAAAGCGATCCGGCGAGCCGGCCAAGGGTTTTTACTTCCCTTCGCACCTGCCCACCGGCATTGACTTCACCCGCATGGAACGCCGGACGTTCAACACGTCCACCGGCGCGGGCGGAATCCCGACGATTCTGGACGTGAGCAACTTTATTGAGTTGCTGCGTAACCGGATGTGCATGTCACAGGCGGGCACGCGTTACCTTACCGAAATCGTCGGCAGTCTCGCACTGCCGAAGCAAACCGGCGGCGGTACGGCTTATTGGGTGGCCGATGAAGCTGCGCCTACCGCGTCGGCTCAGGCAGTCGGACAGGTTACGTTCAATCCGAATACGCTGGGCGCGTACACCGATATCAGCCGCAAGCTGATGTTGCAATCGAGCCTGTCGGCGGAAGGACTTGTCCGCGACGATCTTACCCGTATTCTGGCGATTGAATTGGACCGGGCCGGCATCAACGGCAGCGGTTCCAGCAATCAGCCTACCGGCATCCTGCAACAGTCGGGAATCGGTTCGGTTGCCCTGGGCACCAACGGCAGCGCGACTGTCACCTTTGCCAATGTCGTGGCACTTGAAACCGCCGTCGCCGTCGCCAATGCCGACGTTGGCACGCTCGCCTATATCAGCAATTCCAAGGTTCGCGGGTTGCTCAAGACGACTCTGAAAAACAGCGTCGCCAACGCCACCTACATTTGGGAAACCGGCCCCGTGCAGCCCGATGGAATGGCCGTTGGCGAAATGAACGGCTATCGGGCGCTGACTTCCAACAACGTGCCGTGGACCTTGACAAAGGGGACAAGCTCCGGCGATTGCTCCGCGTGCATCTTCGGCAACTTCAATGACGCCGTGTATGCCATGTGGGGCGGCCTGGATATCCTGGTTGACCCCTACAGCAATTCCAATACCGGCAGCGTTCGCATCGTGGCGTTGCAGGATGCCGATTTCCAACTTCGGCACGCCGCCAGCTTCGCGGCCATCACTGATATGCTTGCCGGATAATCCGGTTTATTTCAAAGGGAATTGGACGGCCGGCGTAGTGGGGGACGCCGGCCGTCCGTCTATACACCATGATTAAAATTGTTTTGACGCGGCCCCAATTAGTGGGGAACGTGAACCAAAATAAAGGGGACGTCATCGACGTCTCCGACGCCGTCGCGAAAAAGAAGATTACAGACGGCGGAGCGATTCGGTACACGGGCAAGGTTGCCGAGACGGCCACAGTGAAAACGAGGCTTGAAACGCGCAATGCGAAGTAGTGTTGTCACAACGCAGCCGCCGGCCAATTCTTGTCCAATCACCTTGGATCAAGTTAAAGGCTATCTGCGTATCACCGATGACAGCGAAGATGATGTTATCGATGATATCATGTACGACGCATGCGACTTCATCGAAACCGAAACCGGCCAACAGATGATGACGGCGGTTAAGCGGATGTACCTGGACGGCTTCCCGGCCAACGATCCGGTTATCTTTAATCAGTCGTCGGTTATCAATCTCGCGCCGAACTTGGATGCGCCGATTCCATCGCGTTACATCCCGATCCGCACGCCGCCCCTGCAATCCGTGTCGGCTGTCACGTATCTACTTGATGGCACGCCAACGGTTCTTTCGCCGTCGCTCTATACGGTTGACGTAAACAGCATGCCGGGAAGGGTTGTGTTGAATGATGGGCAGCAATGGCCGACTGCGGACAATGAGCCGGGCAGCGTCTATATCGATTTTACGTGCGGCTACGCTTCCGCGACGGCTGTACCGCTTCGCTTTGGCCGTGCGATTCGCTGGCTTGTAGCTCACTACTATGAGAACCGGGATTTGGGGGTCGGTCGGAATCAAACCGAACTGCCGTACGGGCTTCGCACGCTGTTGGAATCGCTTATGTTCCGGGAGGCATTTGCGGCATGAATGGCGGCAAGCTTCGGCATTACGTGACGATCAACAAGCCGACGCCTGGAACGCCAGACGCATTCGGTGGGAAGCCGGTCACATATCCGGCGTTTGCTAAGGTTTGGGCGATGATCGAGCCGCAGACGGGGCGGCAACTGGAATACGCCCGCACATTCGCCGCGAGTGTTACCCACAAAATAACGACGCGATACATTGCTGGCGTCCTGCCGACTTTTGAGATTAACTATAAAGGCCGGACGTTCACGATTAAAGCCGTCGTCAATGAACTGGAACGCAACCGCGAACTTGATTTCTATTGCACGGAAATAGTGAAGACATGAGCGTTACTGTGCATGGGCTGCGAGAAGTTGGCGATAAACTTAAATCGCTTTCAGAGAAGGTTCAAAAAAAGTATGTTCGCAAGGCCGGCCGCGACGGGATGAAACTCATTCTACAGCAGGCGAAAGCTAACGCCCCGGCAAAGACGGGACTCGTCCGAAAGTCGCTTCGCATTGCCGGCGGCAAGGGTCGCAAGGGTTCCATAGTACTGCGAATCGTTTTGGGTATTAAGAATTTTGTAGGAAAATCGTACTACGGGGCATTTGTTGAGCAGGGACATTTTACCGGTAAGCGGCCGGCGAGCTTAAAGAATCTCAAGGGACTCGACGCGAAGGCCGCATATCACGCGATCAGCATTTTGAAGGGTCGCAGGTTTGTGCCCGGCAAACATTTCATGCTTCACGCGTTCGATAGTCGAAAAGAGGGTGCGGTTGCAAAGTTCACGGAAAGCCTGGACGCGCAGATAAGGGGCGGCGGATGATAATCGGCAAGGCAATCTATGCGACTCTGGCCGGCAATTCGCCCGTCTCATCTGCCGCAGTCGGCGGAATAGTACCCGAGCGATCGTCGGAAATCGGCAAGCTGTATCCGCAGATTGTATATGCTGGCGACGATGAAGAAGACGACGAATGTTTTGATGGACCGAGCGGCCTTGTGACGCAAAAGGTTCGCATAACAACGTTGACCGCTGGCGACGCGACGCAATATGGCAACTGTGCAAATCTTGCGGCCTTGGTAAAGTCTGCCATGGTTGCCATGCCTGGAACAGTTGCAGGGATTCGGGTGCAAGGCGTGTTCTTTGAGAGCGAAGACGAGAACAACGAAGCGAATGAAGACGCCGGGGAAACGAGCGTCGTCTATTTGATTGAGCAGGCGTATACCATAGTTTACAATTCCTAGGGGGAATCATGACCGCGCCAAATGGCCCGTTTATCGGCAAGGGCACAACGTTTTCGAGCAGTTCGGACGGAGGGACTACTTACGTCCCGTATGCGAAGCTCGTTGACATCAAGCCGGCACAGTCCAAGATCGGCGACGTTGAAGTCACCGGCTACGATTCGACCATCGAAGATTTTATTCCTGGATGGGAAAATGCGGGCGAGGCCAGCTTTGTAATCAACTTTCAGGAATCATCGTCTGCGGCACTCTACGCGCTTCGCGGCGTGTCGAAACAGTTTTGGAAAATCCAGTTGCCAGACGGCAGTAGTCCGACAACCGGAACAACGCTTGTTTTCCAAGGCTACATTAATGAGTTTGGGCCTGAGACTCCGCAGAAACAGGCGATCAAAACCATGATCAAAATCAAGCTGCAAAGCGTGATTACGATTACTGCGGCAACATAATAAACCGGCCCGGCAACGCGGACCGCTTAAACGGGGACAGTGGCAATGACGTTACGTGAAAAAATATTGGGGACAGATGACCGGAAGCGGGTCACTGTTCCTGTTCCGGAATGGAATGAAACGCTATACGCGCGGCCGATGAACGCGAAGCAACAGATTGCGTTTCACGCTGCGCATGCGGCCCGTGGCGACAATCCATCGTCTGCGGTTCTCGTCGCGTTTTGCATTGAAGACGCGGACGGCAATTTAGTTTTCCAACCGGAAGATATCCCGGCCATTGCCGAGAAGAACGCTGGGGCAATCTGCCGTCTCGCCAATGCCGCCACTTCGCTGTTTGAATCGCCGGATGAACTGCGAAAAAACTCCTAGGCTCGCAAGCACTGTTGTTCGTCTTTCGCCTCGCAAAAGAGCTAGGCAAGACGGTCAAACAACTGGCTTGCGAGCTTGGCGACGGCGAATTGGATTACTGGCGAGCCTACTACGGCGTTGAGCCATTTGGGGAACGCCCTGCCGATCTGCGGGCGGGGATCGTCGCGGCCACTGTCGCAAATTTCGCTTGCGTTGATTCGGATTTCAAGCCGTCCGATTTCATGGTTCCCGTCGCGACATTAGAAGATGATTCCGAGCCGGATCAAGACGAGCTAACTGGCAAGCTTTTGAAATGGGCGGGCGCGGTCAACTCCAATAGTCGAGCGGTCGATTAAATCATGGGTTCTGGCATCGGCACAATCTCAATCGACTTTGACGCCAGCGTTGCAAAGTTTGTCAACAAGACAGATCAGGCGAACGGCGCTATTGATAAATTCGCCGCGAAAGCGAAATCGGCGGAAGGTGCGACCGATGGCATTTTCGGCAAAGTTGCCGGCGCTAATCTACTGGCGGCCGGCATCGAGAAGGCCGCCGATTTTGCCGCCGAGCTCGCGCACAAACTGGTCGAGGTTATCGAAAAGACGATGGAGGAGGTCGCGGCCGCCGACAGGCTTGCCAAGTCTTTTGATATCAGCACGTCTTCTCTGCAATCATTGCAGGGCGCGGCAAAACTTGCCGGCCACATCGACGCCGATACCTTCAATTCTTCATTTGAAAAGATGCTCGCCAACATTGGCGAGGCCGTCGAGCAAGGCGGCGAGATTGACGACACGTTTAAACGCATCGGCCTCGACGCCAAGAAACTCAGCGAAGAGGGAGCCGATCAGGCCTTCCGTGATATCGCCCATGCCATCGGCAATCTTGGGACGGCTGCGGAGAAGGCGGCGGCAGCTAAAGAGATATTCGGTAAAGCCGGCGTGGCAGATTTGCCCATGTTCGGCAAGGCCCTGGACGAGGCCGAGGCTAAGGCTCGTCGATTCGGCGTCGCAATGTCCGAAGTCGATATTGGAAACATCACCGCTGCGGATGAGCAATGGGAAAACATTGGACAGCAGCTTAAGGGGATCGGCAATCAAATTGTCGCCTCACTCGCGCCGGCGATTGAAACTGTACTCGGCACCCTTTCTAATCTGATATCCGTCTTTGGCGATGTTGACGCCGCGAATCAAAAGCTTGCGGAACACGTCCGCGCGGAGAATGCCGCAAAGGCCTTGTCACAAGAGTCAATGAAGGCGGAGAAGGAAATCGTCAAAGTCTTCAAGGACTTGAACGACCAGTATAACACGTTCGGTATGAGCGACCCGGACAAGAAAATTGCCAAGCTTCGCGACGAGTTCCAAAACCTTTCACCGCATTTGCAATATGGATTGAGCCAAATCGAAAAGCTTACCAAGATGCTTGACGCCATGAAGGCGCATGCGGACGGGATGAAAAAGCTTCACGATGGTTTCGTTGATATCGATAAACAGCTTGCCGAAATTGGCATGAGCGAAGCGGATAAAAAGGTTGCCGAAATCGGCGAAAGGTTCCGCGGACTCCCCGCCGATCTACAGCCGGCCGTCGCGAAGATGCAGGAAATGCAACGCGCGATCAATGAGTCTGAGCGATTGCAAAAGTTCTCGGATGAAGTCGCGAAGCTTAACGCTGATATCGCTGGCGTCGCGGATGAAACCAAGAAGTGGCTTGCGCAGTTCGATAAATCCGGGTTCTCCGATGAGCAGCTATCGCGGCTCGCCGATCTGCATAAGCAGGCAGAAGACGCCGCCAGGTTTGCCGAGAAGCAAAAGCATGACGTTGAAGACATCAAGCGTCTTGCCGAAGAGGGGCTGTCGCCGTTTCAGAAATGGACGGAAGAAATTGAGAAGATGAATCAATTGCTCAGCGACCGCAAGATAACGCAGGATGAATTTGACCGGGCGAAAAAGCGGGTTGACGAGGAATTGCGGAAATCGAGCGGAGATCACGAAAGGGAAACCGCCGCCCTGGAACGACGATTTAACTTTAAGCTTCCGAGTCAGCAAAAGAATGATTTGCAGTATCAAAAGAAAACATCCGAAATGATGGAGCTTGTGGTCCCGATTATGCGCCGCGTCGACACATCAACAGCCAAGACCGCGAATGAAAAGGCGATGGTAGCCGACTTCGGTTAAAGGGGACATTATGCCAGCAACGGTAATAGACGTGGGTCGCGACCCGAAAGTCGGCGACAAGCTGCAAGAGACGTTAAACGAAAAGGATTATTCGATTACATATGTGGCGAATGACACTTATTCGGTAACGTTTTCAGACAACACGGGCACGCTATTGCAGGCGAGGACAGCAAGCCATGGTGGCGTATCTGTGCCACAGATCGGGCAGCAATACCTTGCGAGCGATTCCATCGGCTCGCAATTGATATGCGTTAAAAATAATCCTGTTCGCCTGCCGCAGTGGCCGGCTATCGTTCAAGTCGCGATTGAGTGGAAAAACATAATCCCGCCGCCGCCGACTTCATCGACCAAATGGAATATCAATGTCAAGGTTTCGCCGTCACTTTATGAGCAGGATGAATATGTGGACGTAAACAATAAGCCGGTAGTCAGCACGGCTTTTGAGTTCATGAATCCAACGCTAAAGCGCACCTACTTTGACGATGACATTCGCATCGATTTTGATTCGTCCGGCGTGGACATGGCAAACATTGCCCTATGCAAGGGCAAATACAATGTTTCCGCCGCGACCATGACGATTAACGGCCTTTCGCGGACATTCGTTGCCGGGACGCTGCTATTCATGGCCCCGTCCTATGAAACTATTCGCGTAGGCTCGCCGCCCTACGACTGGAAAAATTCGTACTGGTTTCGCTATCGCGAAGATGGGTGGGTCGATCAAGTCGCGGATCGGGGAATGCTGCAACTGGACGGGTCAACGCCGCCAAAGCAAATTCCGTGTACGAGCTATGGCGTGCCGGTTGCGCAGCCTGTCTTACTTCATCAGGGCAAGCAAAAGACGTTGCCGGCCATCGGCGTGGTGGCGACTGCGGACGTACTAACGTTCGACATGCACGGCGGCGAGGACTTCACGGGATTGCTCGAAAGCATCGTTTAAACGGGGGATACTCAATGGCTGCTATTTCATCTGCCGCCGCCGGCAATTGGGGCACCGGCTCAACATGGACGGGCGGCGTTGTGCCGGGAATCGCCGACACGGCGACAGTCAACCATCAAGTCACCGTGGACGCTAATTACAGTGTCGGCGGCATCGTTGCCGGCACTGGATGCCTTATCGCCACCTCATCGCAGTTCCGCGTAGCTGTTGGCGGCGGCGCGGTCGCTTTTACGGCTCGCGGTCTGGTTGTGCAGTAA